GAATATGCTGCTAGAACATTCGACAAGGTAGTTAGAGAATTAAACACTATAACTACTATGTCTGATTTAAAAAACTGGGGAAATACTTTTGCTAAAGAATATGTTAGAGATATACCTGAATTTAGAGATGAGCTTAAAGAAGAATATAAGAGAAAACTTAGTGAATTAGACAATACATGAAAAAGAATTACTATTGTTATAGAGCCACAGTTGTATTTAGTGGGTGTACCCAAGCAACAGATGAAAAAGATGCGATAAGAAAAGTAGTCGCTGAGTCTGAAAGATTACCTGAAACAGTTTCTTTTAAAGAGTCTGAAGTCAAGGTCAGAAAGTTACAGAAAAAACCTGAAAAAGGGTTATATCACGATTCTAAGTACGATTGGTAAGAAATCGACCTCCATATATACCCCAAAAATCCATTTTTATGGGTGTCCATAGGCAACCAGTCATGCCTAATTTACTAATCTTTTTTCAGTATCTATTTGCTCGTTAGAATCAATTTTATCTGACTCCTCTTTCATTTCTGCATATCCTTTCATCTTTGGAGCAAAGTTAGGGATAGTTTGCATTAAAGTATTCAATTCAGCAATAAGCTCATCATCAGATTTCTGATTGGTGTTATCTACATTTAGATTAATAGTTTGTTGAGAGAAGTTCCCAAGCTCCAAAATTAACTTAGCTGTATTCAATCTGACAGCATCTTGTTCTGATCTTAGTAGATCCTGTAATACTGATATAGCCATACCTGAAGTTGAGGTAATTCTTTCCTCATTCTTTTCCCTTATCTCTTTTGTATATCTCTTTTTAAGATAAGCTCCTTGCTGTCTTGGACTTTTATCTTTAGACCACCCAGCTTTAATGGCAGACTGGGTTGCATTACCAGCAGTATCTCCCTCGCAAAAAGCATCTATAAATGCTTGTTCTTTTTCTTTATCTATTTTTTTTGGCATAATCTCCTCTTTGTTAGATTGAATTGGCTTCGTTTCGTTTTTGTAACCATTTTCCTACTATTTCTCCTATGTTTTTATCAGGCACATAAGAAATTATTAAATTTTGTCTTTCAATTATCCATGATTTATCTAATACTAATGATCCATCAATATCAGTTCCCTCATTATCTCCTGTAACGTGAGATACAATCGTAATTGTTTGATCGTTTTCTTCTACAACAAATCCAACAGAAACACATTCAGCTAATTCTGTTTGTAATTCATTGATATCTGTCCACCCTTGTGTAGGGGTTACAGCATCTTTCCAATGTAATAAAACAAGTTTGGCTTTCATTTTAGTTTCCTAAGAAATGTTAAATATTCTGCTCCTTCCTCAACCTCCCAAAATATTTTAACAAAATCAGGGTGCGTGTCAGGTAATCTTGTATTAAATACTGCAACTGCACAAGGCGACATCATTTTATTAGGTAAGTTTAACATCTTAGCATAGTTGTCATATTTTTTATACGAGCCAACTTGAACGCAGTGCATTGTTATATTTGAGTTTGCATCTTTAACAGGCATATAACCACTAACATGAGTATGACCTGCCATAAGAATATGATCTCTTGAATTGAATATTGCGTGTCTAACAATACCATGTGCCGTGTTATAGATTGAATTACCTCTAAAGTTATGAGAACAATTTACTCTTATATTATGTTTAGGTAGTTTAAGTTTAACTCTTATATTATGAGGTGCATATGTAGTTTTTAAAGGCCTTGTAATCCATTTTAAAGGATCGCCATCTCCACTCCACATATCATGATTACCAGCTACTATAAATAACCAGTTAGTATAATTGACTAACCATTCGGTTAGCTGCCATGCTTGTTCTGCTGATGTGCTTTGTTCTGCCCAAAGACCTGCAAGTTTAGTTCTTCTCGCCCAGTTGTTTTGTAAATCGCCTACATTACAAGCATACATACCATCAGTTTTATTAGTAATATCTAAATGTTTAATAACACTAGGCATATCGCAACCATCATCATCAATGTGAGGGTCGCCCATAATATAAAGTCCAATGGGTTTAGCATCTTTAATTCTTATGTTTAAAAATTCTTCGTTTCTTTCTCTTTTTTCTTTACGATTAAAAGTATCAACTCTTTGTTTAACTAAATCTTCTGTCGATATTTCTTCATTAGTAAATTCATTTTCAAGTATAAATCTTTTAGTTACTTTAGGTTTATTTGTTTTTTTACCACAATCTCTACATTGATATCTTTGTGGTTTACCGATAATGTCTGTATCTTTACCTCTTTTTATAATATGTGTAGATCCACAATGAGGACAACTTAACATATTGCCTTCATCATCTAATTGAACTACTCCTACATTGGTAAAATTACCACCATTATTATGTAGTGCCATAAACTTATTCCTTTGTTTGTTTTATAAGATATTCGAGATACCATTTGGCTTTCTCTAAATCTTGCACAGGAGTACCTTTATATGGAAAACGAGTAACATACTTAATTATGTTTCCACGAACATAATCCATATCCCAAGAACAAATATACTCGGTTGTTTCAATACCCTTTGTGTAATGAACAGGGTAATTAATATTGTCTATCTTCTTTTTCTTCATCTATCTTTTCAAGTATATGTTCCCATGGTATAGGAATATATTCATTATCCCATGTTATACCACCATATAGATAGTCTTGTCTAGTTTCAAGCTTTCCTTTGATTCTAAATTTTGCTTGATTATCAATAGATTTGATAGCTTTTATGATTTTCATTTCACGTTGTGTAAAAGGAATGTTCATACTCATGACTAACTCCAGGCTAATAATTTTATGCAGATTAAAATAATTAACACTATAGTTAAAAGCTCGAAGATGCTAACTTCAGGCTTTAAATATTTGGTTTTTATTTTATAAAAAAACCAATTAAAAAATTCAGGCTTTACAACAATTACAACCCCTATTAGCAAAGCCAATAGAAGTGCTTCTTGTATCATTGTGATAGGGGATTATCTGATCTTGCCTTCATTTCATTAACTTTAGCATTTAATACTGCTATTTCTGCTTTGTTAATGGCAATGTCTGCTGTCAAAGGTTTAATATCTACTGACTGTCTAGCTTCTAATACTTCTACTCTTTGGATTAACTGTCCTTGATAAACAAATAATCCACCTAGAGTTATGACTAGACCAACAGCTCCTGTTATTACTTTAATATCCACGAATCCTCCTTAGATGTTCTTCTGCTCGTATTCTGTTATCTATAGATTCTTGAAGAATCTTTTGACTTGTTGCCATAGGGTCAGTATATGCAATTTGATTCTCAGCATATATATCTCGCAAATCAACATATTCTCTTTGGTCATAATAATTACCTCCATCAATAACTAATTGATTATTAAATATATTATTGTTGGTTTGACCATAATTGTCTAGAGAAATATTACTTTCCATAGCTTTTGCAACGATAAGAGAAGTCGCAATAAGTCTTTGATCTACTCGTTTGAGGGTTTCATTAACTTTTTTTTCTATAGATTCTATTGAAATAGTTTGAGTATTGACTCTAGTGTTTCCTTGATCCCTGCCTTCTTCCACCTCGCTATCTCGGCCTTCGAGGGTTTCTTCTCTTTCAGCAACTGTTTCAACTCCTTCATCTCCTGATCTACTATCTGTTGTTTCTCCTTCTCCGTTAACCTCATTTACTTCTTCAGATACAACTGTAGTTTCTCTTTCAGATTCAGTAGGATTAGTTTCATTTTGTTCCATAGTTTCAGATGTAGTTTCTGCGACTGTGCTTTCCTCTCTAGGCTCTGAAGTAACTCTTTCTTCATTTTCTCTTGGTGCTGTTGCATTTCCAGTTCCTGTTTCAGCTTGTACGATTGTGCTAGTTTCTTCTCCTCCTCCAACTTCTTCAAGTACAGTTTCTCGCTCAGAGATTCTGCTAGAGTTAGGGGTTTCGATGAGGGTCTGCCGTTCTTCTTCAAAGAACTCTTGGATAACTTCGCCTGTTGGCGTGTTGTTAAAACTTTCTGTTGTTTCAATTCTTTCTTCAAAGCCTTGGACTTCTGCTGAGAACGCTTCGATGGTCGTTGGTTCTTCATAAGCTACCTCCATAGGTATTTCTTCAAAACTCTCAATAGCTGGGAGTTCTGTTAATTCTATTGTTTCTACAGGTTCAAAAAATACATTAATAATTCCTGTATTTATTTCTTCTGTTGCTATTTCCTCAAAATATATTTCTTCAAATAATTGTACCATCATTTCAGGTTCTTCAAAAACTTCAAAGACTATCTCTTCTAATGGTATAAATTCTATTGTTTCTATTTCTGTAGATAATACTTCTTCTATTTCTTGAAATGTAGTCGATATGTGTGATGTTTGTATTGCTGATAAAACCTCATCATCATAGGTCATGGTAACCGAGATATTATCTACGTTAGGGCCACCAAGATTAGCAGGACTATTAGCATCAGACCCACTAATAAAAAGATTTCCAATGTTACTACCAATGCCTGTATACGAGACACTATCTGTAAAATCTTTGCCATTAATTCCTGTAACATTAGTTCTCTCCTGCGTTGTTGTAGCTAGTACATTGCTGTCTGAATCTCTAATTTGTAATCTTATTGTAAAAGTATCAGCACCACCTGATCCTCCCCAACAACCTGACACACTACATTCTCCATTCTGTACTTCAACAGATGAGTTAAGAGTAATTCCATTGTTGAGCATAGGTTGAGTTATTACATCAGATGTAAGATTAAATGACTGTTCTATAAAACCACTATCTCCAAACTCAAGATCATGTCCACCAGGACAACAATCTCCTATTCTTTGTGCATCTCCTTGTAATGTCCAACCTGTAGTTCCGTTATTAAAATTACCATTAGTAATTAAATTACCAGTTACTTGACTGTCTGCTAAAACAGTTAATGGAAATATTAAAGATAGTAGTATTGCTCTAATCATTCCAAGTCATACTCGGTTTAGTGTTGTATGTTTTTTGTTTTGTTCTGTAGAATCCACCAACTTCTTCCCATCTTTTTTTTGCAGCTTGAGAAATAAGACCATCAATAGGGCATGGAGTGTTGCTGTCCCACATACTTTGCCATACATTTTTATC